TGAAACTAGGTGTTAGCAGTCGTGGCAGCGGCAACGTCAACGACGCAAACGGACATGTCAGTGACTTTGAAATCGTCACTGTAGATGTGGTTGCTCAGCCCAGCGCTCCCAACGCATACCCTACAGCTATCTACGAAGGCCTGTTGAATCATGCCGGCGGAGCCAGACTGTTGGAAATGTTCAAGGACCCAGCTCAAAGCAACAAAGCACAGAGATACGTCAAAGGTGAAGTAATGCGCCTGATACGTGGTCTCAAAATCTAGGAGAAATAAGCATGCAAGATGCTATTAAACCGTTACTAGATAGCGAACTATTAAGCGAAGAAGCTCAGCAAGAAATCACTGAGGCCTGGGAAACCAAGTTAAACGAAGCCCGCGAACAAGTACGTGCAGAACTCCGCGAAGAGTTTGCACAACGCTATGAGCATGACAAACAAGTGATGGTAGAAGCCCTGGATCGCATGGTAACAGAAGGTCTCACCGCAGAAGTCCAAGCTGTGCAAGCTGAAAAGCAAGCACTGGCCGAAGACCGCGTCCGATTCCAAGCCCGGATCAAAGAAGATGCTACAAAATTCAACAACTTCATGATCACCAAACTGGCCGAAGAAATTGGCGAACTGCGTCGGGATCGCAAGACACACAACGAAGGTATGGAGAAGTTAGAAAGCTTCGTGGTACATGCTCTTGCACGCGAGATTCAAGAATTTGCCCAAGACAAACAAGACGTCGTTGAGACTAAAGTTCGTCTGGTAACTGACGCTCGCGCAAAACTAGAGGAACTCAAAGGCAAGTTTGTAAAAGAATCTGCCCAGAAAATGTCCTCTGCTGTGAGCCAGCATCTCAAGGCCGAACTCAGCCAACTCAAAGAAGACATCCAGGTTGCTCGCGAGAACAATTTTGGACGCAGGATCTTTGAAGCCTATGCGACCGAATTTGGCGCCACTCATCTCAATGAGAAAGCCGAAGTACGCAAGCTACAGGACATCATTGCAGCCAAGGATCAGAAGTTGTCCGAAGCTGTGGCATTCACCGAGAAAGCCAAAGTTCTCGTTGAATCAAAAGAACGCGAGATCCGCATGATCCGTGAATCCAATCAGCGCGAAGGCGCCATGGAAGAACTGCTCGCACCTCTCAACGAAGAGAAGCGCGAAATCATGAAGAGCTTGTTGGAAAGTGTGCAGACAGCCCGTCTATCTGCTGCTTTCGAAAAGTATCTACCAGCTGTGTTGGCTGAAGGTACTGTGAAAGCCCGCAAGGTGATCACAGAAACCGTCAGCGTGGCCACTGGCGATAAATCTGCCCGCACCCCAGATGCTGATCAAGTTGAGCAACAAAGCAACGTGATCGATCTCAAGCGTTTGGCAGGGCTGTAATCCAAGACATAATAAAAGGAGACTTAAATGTCACAAGAATTATTAGAAGGTCGTTGGGACGAAACTAAAGAAGCACTCTTGGAAGGTTTATCCGGCTCCAAGCGTAGTTCTATGAGTGTGATCCTAGAAAATACCAAGAAGTACTTGCGTGAGAACGCCAGTTCGGGTTCCACAGTAAGTGGTAACGTTGCTACATTAAACCGTGTGATCCTGCCAGTGATACGACGTGTCATGCCCACTGTTATCGCCAACGAGTTGGTTGGTGTACAACCAATGACAGGTCCTGTTGGTCAAATCCACACATTGCGTGTGCGTTATGCCCAATCATTGACAGACAGTTCAGCAGCTAGCACCAGCGTAACAGCTGGTCAAGAAGCATTGAGCCCATTCACAATTGCTACTGCGTACTCCACAGTTCCAACAGCTCAAACAACAGCCACTGGTTACACTGGTAACAACACAGCGACCATGGAAGGCACAGGCGGTAAGCAAATTTCCGTACAGATCTTGAAACAAGCGGTTGAAGCCAAGACACGCAAGTTACAAGCTCGTTGGACATTTGAATCAGCCCAGGACGCACAAAGCATGCATGGCATTGACGTAGAAGCTGAAATCATGGCTGCTCTGGCACAAGAGATCACAGCTGAGATTGATCAAGAGATTCTTTTATCCTTGAGCACCTTGGCTGCTACAGAGTTTACATACAAC